ATACGATCCAGTCATAGAACTGATCATCATATGATTTGTGAGCTATAATGTCTGGTCGATCCCCGTCTTGCACCAAGGTGTCGTAGAAAGCTGTATACTCACGGCGTACATTCGCAGACAACGTCGTGCGCTGTGTTATGTTCTTACATAGCGTATCATTATACTCTACTGTAGGGAACGGTTCGAAGAATTTTGCCATTATTGATACTCTTCCGATGTTCTGATAGTTATTTCTTGGAAGTTGAGCGTCAACTCTACTTCGGTAGGGAGTTTCGTATCAGCAAAGAACGAAGGCGTACCGCTTGGAGCGTAGTTGACGTTCATAGATTCGACTACGCACGGTTTGAATTGAAATAGAGAATTGAGCTGCTGAGGGAAGAGAGCTAATCCAGCCTGGTTAGGATATTTCAATAACAATCTACCTGATTTCTTCGGTAGGATACGTTCATTCAATTTCCGAATAATTTCATCCAATGCAGCACTTTCTGCTGCAGAGTTTGGAGAGAATCTCCATGTATATGAGAATGTTCTAAACTTTACGTTGTTGAATGTGACTGCAATATGAGGGTTAGGCGTCGATCCAGATGCGATATCGATAGCTGAACCCAGCGTAGGAGACGCTTGGGACACAATGCGTCGAAATATCGTTGAACGTAGATCGCTATCCCCACTCTTAAACAACTCACGCATTACCGTATTCGTCTCTGTACGTAGTTGCTGTAATGCATCTCCACTGTTTTTTATATTGAGCACAGACTTTAACAATTCGCCGCCCAGAGCTCCTAATCCCACATTCGAGTAGTCTAGTGCCGTTGCAGTGAGTAGGTTGGATGGAATGGGTAATGCTATAGACACATCACACATCATATACAACCTATCGTTGAGTGCTACCTGTTCGTTATATTCACCTAGAAGAAGGTGAAAAAAGTAACCATCATTTCCTCGAGGCAGATCTAAAGGATAGTGGCGTTGCCATACAGCATCGCCTGCGGCTGGCTGGGATGGCATTGGCGTACTAGCTGCAACCGAGCTCGTAGCCGTACCGGTAGATGTGGATGCTCCCTTTACCTTATCCTTGACTCCCGTATTAGTCACTTTGGATGGTTGGCGCACCAACGGGCCAGTCACCTCTTGTCCGCTGACGCGGGTTTGCGGACCAGGGACTCCTTGAGTGGAGATTGGTGCGCGGTAGGATGAGAGCTGAGAAGTGTCTATCGGTCCATTACTCTTTACGGTAGAGTAATTGCGTTCGAACATTGTTGCCATAGAGTTTCGTTCTAAATAAAGCCATGAGCTATAAAGGATTGTTTCGGCCACGGAATCCCGCCAAATACAAAGGGGATCCCAGTAATATTATTTATAGGAGTCTTTGGGAAATGCGCCTAATGTCATATTTAGACGCGCACCCAGACGTAATGCAATGGGCTAGTGAAGAGTTTAGCATTCCTTACCGTTCTCCAATAGATGGCAGAATTCACAGATACTTCCCCGACTTCTGGGTCAAGCAGAAGGGTAGGGACGGTAGAGTCGAGGTGCGAGTGATTGAAGTGAAGCCTGCAAAGCAGACGAGGCCTCCGACTGCACAGACCAAACGTACTAAGAGGTATATTACCGAAGTTGCTACGTGGGGAATAAACGAAGCGAAATGGAAAGCCGCGCAAGCATATTGCGGGGATCGCGGATGGAAGTTTTCCATAATGACCGAGAAAGAGCTGGGAATCAAATGAGTTACAAGGTATTTCAATCGCTGCTCGATCAGGCAGAGAAGCTCGGCGTCACAGATCAATATACCGCCAGATCCCGTCAATGGTTCCAATCGAAGGCCGAATCCTCGAGGACAACCCCCACATCCATTATCAATACCGCACCGAATGGGGTAGCAAATATAGGGGATATTATAGGCTCCATGATGCTTTTTGGATACAATCCAAAAACCAAAGATACCCTCCCATACTACGATAGGTTCCCGCTCGTGTTCGTAACAGACATCCATTCGGACGGGTTCCATGGAATTAATATGCACTATCTGCCGAACAAGTATCGTGCAATTTTGATGGATGGGCTGTATAGAATAGCGGAAAGCGAAGACGAACAGCGGTTGGCTCTGAGTTACGCTCTACTGAAGAGCGTACGCGAGCTGCGGTTCTATAAGCCATGCTACAAACGCTATCTAAATAGTCATACTGTAACGAATTACGTCAATATCGAGCGTAAGTATTGGGATATAGCATTATTCTTGCCACTTGCAAGATTTGAAAAGGCAAACAAGACTCGAATACATGCAGACTCAATCAAAAAGGTTATGAATGGCTAATTTCTCGGACAACTTCAATAAAACGATAGCGAAAGGCTATAACGTATTTGGTCAGGCACGTGCACTGGGCAATGCGTTAGGCATATTGGCTGGTCCGCAGCAGAAGCAATCCATATCAAAGGATGTAGCGAGCGAGATCCGAAAGAATGGAGTCGCACGTCCAACCTACGCATATACGCAAATTATTACGCCTCCGGTGATGCAGAAGTTCAAGAGCAAGACGAACTCTCGTAACTTTGACCATTCGTTTCTGACGTACCGCAATGACTCTTTCTCAATGCCTGGCATATCGCTGGCGACAAATGAATTCAGAAGATACGGGTACGGGCCAGTTGAAAAGAAACCATACGGCGTAGTATATCAGGACGTTACGTTCAACTACATCCTAGACACATCGTACAATCAACACAGATTCTTCTACAATTGGATGGATGGCATTGTGGCCCACTCACTGGGTAGACCATCAAATGCTGGAAAGAATCGATTCAATATGTCCGCATACGAAGTAGCATACAAGAAAGAATATGCTACTCCAATATACATACACTACTTCGATGATCGTTTCGATGGTAGTGATGAGTTGCAACCAATGTACGCCGTACTCGAGGACGCGTTCCCGATATTCATCGGCGACATTCAATATAACTGGGGTGGAACGGATACACTGATCCGCCTACCGGTCACGTTCACATATCAGTCGTGGAGCACATTCAGTCCGAACGACGTGACCGCCGATCTTGAGGTCGTTCAAGGCAACGGTCTTGGATTATTTGGCAGTCTCCTTAAAGTCGGTACAGCTGTACAAGCTCTATCGAATCTCAAAACCCCACGCAACATACAGGACGTCGTGAACCTTACAAACGTGACTAGAACATTACGTTAATATTTTAATTTTGGAGTGAAAATGAGCTTACCTAAGATGATGCATCCGACGTTTAACGTCACTATACCTTCCACTGGCCAGAAGATCAGAATGAGACCATTCCTCGTACGCGAGGAAAAGATCTTACTGATGGCACAAACGTCCGAGAACGCAAAGGACATTGTTTTGGCAATCCAACAAGTAGTGAACAACTGCTTGGTCGATAAAGTTGCCATCGAGGACCTAACCACATTCGATATCGAGTATCTATTCTTGAAATTGAGGGGCAAGTCCGTAAGTAATACAATCGAACTCAAGTACACCGACCCCATAGACAAGCATCAGTATGATATCGTTGTAAACGTGGATGATGTTGAAGTCCAATTCAACGAAGAACATACAAACAAAATTACAATAACCGAACAAAGCGGTATCATATTGAAATATCCAAAGGCAGATCTTGCAGATCGCATGGGTAGTGATATTACCACAGAAGTGGAGCTATTGTTTGAATTGATTAAGTACTGCGTTGATAAGTTTTACGACGAGAATGATGTATACGATCTAACCGATTACACTTCCGAGGATGTGTCTGAATTTATCGATAGCTTAGGAATTGAGACATTCCAAAAGATACAGAAGTTCATGGAAACGATGCCTAAATTGTACCACGAGGTTCCATACACAAGAAAAGATGGTTCCGAAGGGAAAGTTGTGCTACAGACTCTCAATGATTTTTTTACGTTGCGCTGAGTCATAACACAATTTCAAATTATTATTACATGAACTTTAATTTGGCTCAGCACCATAAATATTCGATAGCGGAGTTAGAAGATCTGATTCCTTTTGAGCGTGACATTTACGTCGATATTCTTAAAGATTACCTAGAAAAACAAAAAGAGAATAGCCAGTCATGAACCCAATTATGTCCGTAGTCCGCGGTGCCACGAAGGCAGTTGACCGCTCCGTATCCAACGTCAGAACGAAGATGATGGAAGGTGCCCTGCCGACCCCGCAAGCTGCGTACAACCTCGGTATGGGTATTGGGCCAATGCTTCAGAACATTGTTTCTGAGATGAAGCGTAAAGACTCAGGTAAGAAAGAGGAGACGAAGACGGAAGCTAAGATTGGGGGGTTGGAGTCTAAGCAACAACTCAAGCTAATGACCACCCAATTCAACACAATGATAACTGTGTTGCGTGACATCAAGAATATTGGAATGCTGCAACTCAAGAATGAGCAGCTTAAGGCGTTCGAGTCTCGTCGCCAGCAATACTTGTCCGAAGAAGATCGTGAGGAAGCCGGTTCCGGTTCTCTAGCATCGAAGGGATCGATATCTGCGACTAAGACCAGCAAAGAGAAAGGTCATGGATTACTAGAAGGTACAGATACAGGGCTATACCTCAAAGTATTACTAGGAGGCCTTGCAGCATATCAGTTGTGGGATAAGGTACTAGACGATCAAACGAAGGCAGTGATCATCGAAAAGATGTTCACGGGCCAGAATTCTTTGACCTCCATCGTAACCGATATGTGGAAGAAAGCATACGAGGCCGATAGTACAGCAACACTCGTAGGCACTCTGATTGCAGCTCACTTGACTGGATTGCTAGGTGTATTAGGTTTCGCTGGCAAGGTATTATGGCAGGGCGGTAAATTGGTGGCAGCTGCTGGCACAGCCGGCATGGCCACTGCTGGGGTCGCCGCAACATCGGCCGCAGCTGTTGCGGCAACATCTAAAACGACTGCTGCCGTACCGGCATCCGTAGCAGCAGTCGGTGCAGCATGGCAAGGAATGGTAAAGGACAATAAGCACATTCAGGGTAGAGAAAGCGGCTGGGCGGGAGAAACCCAACACCCAGGAACCGTACCGACCCTTCATGATGCAGCGCCAAAAGCAGAATCCACTACCGCTATGGGTAACCTTGCAAAAGGGCTTGCCACAGCTACACGTTGGTTGACCAAAGGATTAATGGGGGTCGGCGGCATATTCTCTGGAATGGATGCCTACGATAACTTTAAAGAAGGTAAGAACGTATCTGGTACCATTAACGCAACCTCTGCAGCACTGAGTGCGGCTGCCCTTGCGTCATTGTTTGTCCCAGGAGGTCAAGTACTCACGCCTTTCCTTGCAGCCGGTGCCGCAGCAACCGGAATAGCCGGTACAGTTGGCCAGAATATAGAAAAAGGCGATAAGAAGATTCAAGCACCAGCGCCTTCTGCAACACCTACAGCACGCAATTCCAACGCACAAGAAAACATACCAGCCGAAGAAGTGATGAAGATCATTCAGGCTAAATTCAACGGTGCTGGATACGGTCCCAACCAAACGTGGGCTGCTCTTTCTAATGCAGCTCGCGAGTCTCAATTCCGTGCAGGCGCACATAACGGTATGGGTGAAGATAGTTGGGGCATTTTCCAGATGAACCGTCGTGGCGGTATGGGTGCAGGCCATAGTCCAGAGCATCTAAGCGATCCGAACTATAATACTGAACTATTGCTGGCCAACCTCAAGGCAGCTGAAACGCGAAACGACTACTTCGGTAAGGAAGCACGAGCTTTCCGCGACGCTACATCTAAGGAGGAAGCAGCTGAGCATCTACGTAGGTTCTTATTCGGTAACGGTACAGCAAGCCAGCAAATGGCTGGATTAGCTAAACAACAAGAAGTGAACGCAAGCTTCGAGTCGGGCAGATACGGCCGTGTACCAGATCTCTCTACCAACTCTTATGCAGGCGCTCCAGCTGGTCTGACTCCTGGGACATCTCCTTCAGTAATCAGTCCATCGACCGTTACAAGTGCGGATGCATCTGGAGCGACAGCCGTTGCGCAAATCACATCAGCAGTAACCGACTTCATGAAGGTCGCAAGCGGTGGTGTTAGTATGGTAGACGGATCTAATAAGATATCGATCAATAACAGCAGCACTACAGCTGGCGGAGGAATGCCAGCACGCGTCAATGACTCAATCCGAGGGTCAGTGACCGGAATAGTGTATCCAGCCGAAGCCGGATACGTATAAAAAAAGGGCCACTAGTGGCCCTTATTCTTTGCAAAAGATACTTCTCAGTACTTATTCAGCAGCGAGTTTCTTGAAGAACTCCATGCTCTCGTCATCCTCATCTCCACCACCAAAGCCTTCATCGGCTGCAACAGGCTTAGCAAAAGCGGTCTTAGGCGTCTTTGCTTGTGCAGTTGGAGCTGCGTCTTCCCATGGAGCTGATTCAGCTGTAGTACGTGGCTTGACGCTACCGGCTAGGCCGAGAACGCGATGCAACTTTGTCTTCAACTCTTCATAAGACTTGAAGTTCTTTGGATCGATGAACTCCTGCAAAGAGCTTTCTGATTTCCAGATTGCTTCCAGCTTGTCATCCTCATCAAACAAAGGACCAGCTGTATCGAATGCTGAGCTATCGTAGTTACGATATCCTTCCACATTGCGAATCTTCAATTTGAAGTTAGCGCCTGTCCACAAGTCGAATGGGTTGATTGGTTCCTCATCTTGGAACTCTGGATGCATTGCAGCATTCAGCTTATCAAAGATCTTCTTACCGTACTGGTACAAGAACACCTTACCTTCATTCTCTGGATGCGAAGGATCCTTAACAACATAAATGTTGGAGATGAATCCTAGACGGCGCTTTTGCTTACGGACCAAGTCCTTGTTAGCATCGATGCCAGAATTCCACAGCTCTGAGTTGTATTCAGATACGGGATCTTTTTGTCCAAGTGTCGTGAGGGATTTTTCGATGTACCAACCGCCTGGTCCTTGGAATCCATGATCCCAAATACGGACAAACGGAACATCTTCGTCGCCAGGTGCTGGCAAGAAACGAATCACTGCATAGCCGTTACCAGCCTTGTCAACGTCCGGCTTCCAGAAACGATCGTCTGCGCCGCCACCACCTTCGGGGTTGTTGAGCTTAGTGAGTTGTTGTGTGATTTTCTCGAGCTGAGCGCCACGAGATTTTTTCATAGATGCGAAGTCTACCATTGTATTTCCTTTTTTGTATGCGTTGTATAAAATGTATTGTGTATTATTCACGTTCACATAATGTATGTGTTTATTTATAATAACTCAACACGCGAGTAAAGTCAACTGAATTTATTGATAACAACTTGTTTCAGTTTGTCTTTATCGTATTTCAGAAATGCCTTATACTTCTTGCACTTCTGATAGATTGAAGGCCAGATGACCTGGTCCTCAATTTTCTTGTTCCAGTGACGGAAGAACGGCGACAACTCATTGAGAATGATCATCGTTTCTACACTGATTGTGTGTTGTATTACATGCTTGAGCAGCGGTGGATGTTGGCCGTCCGTGACGATAATGTTTTGATCATAAGGAAGCTCTAACTTAGAGACCTCATCAGTAAACATATATGTCATTGACTGTTGGCGTTTTACCCAAGCCCTATAATTGTCTTCAGCTTGCTGTTCGCTAGCAAGATCACCAACCCAGACGGTTGGCCCCTGCTCAACAATGTTTGCAAGTATAAACTCTTCAACATTACGTTTGCGACCAAGCTTCTCAAAAAAGTATTTGTCCTTACGAGCCTCGTAAGTCTTAGTACTCGCACGTGTTTTACCATTGTATCTAAAGTAGTCGTATGTTGCTGATGTAAAGTGATTCTTGAGAGCAACATACATTTTGTATGTCTCGAACCCATTCATATCAGGGAGCGGCCGAAGCCACGTAGATTGGCATGTCGAGTAAGGGGTCGCGCAGGTTGAATTTATTAACGACAGTCTTGGGTTGTGCGTCAACCACACGTCGACGCAGATCGGAACTCGACATGCTATGATTGCGGTTGTTGTAGTAGATGTAGATGTCCTTATCCTCACAATACTGCTTGCCAGTGAAATCTTTAGTGAGGTAGTCGTCGCCTACAATGCGCACGCTGATCGGCAACATCTTCAACAACTCAAGCAAGTCCTGCTCAGTTGCATATGGAATCACTCGATCGACATACTTAACTGCCGACAATCTAATAAATCGTTCAGCGATACTCTCGACTGGCTTATTTTTGGTAGGACGGTCGATTGTGGGATCCGTCTGAATCCCGACAAACAAATAGTCACATACAGACTTAGCTTCTTCCAACATCAATACGTGGCCAGCATGCATTAAGTCGAATGCTCCGCACGTAAATCCATAATCAAATTTCTTGCTCATAGTGGTAACTTTGCGCTCTTAGGAAAGTAGTTTAGATTCTCAGCATCGGTTTTGATCTTAGCCTTCATCTTTGCATTGCTCTTGATTAGCTTGGCGGCAGTCTCAACCTCCAACCCAGTCCTCTCGCAATATAAGATTACAGCATCGATATAATCAATGCGCTTCTCGACAACGATCGTTTCGATCTTGTCAATGAACTCTTTTAAGTTCAGTATGTTATTAAGTTGTTGTTCTTCGCTCATTTGTATACGGCCATGGCAAGCAACATTGCTTGAATAAAGAATGCCACTGCATTAGTGAACATCATTAATCGGTTATTCTCCACGAAAGACTTGAAAAAGTAAACGACCAATCCTGCCCACATGAACAATACAACTTCTACGCTCGGCATAAGATCAGTGATCCCGCGCAAGAAAGCAATCGTTGAAGGAATACATGAGCAGTGGATCAACACGACTGAGATCCACTCCAACGTATTCTTTGACACATTCTGGAATCGTTGTGAAATGGATTCCAACACATCAGTACCTTTATCTTCCATATTACCCTCTGTAGAAAATGTGACGTCCAATCTTAGCTACCTTTTGTTTGCCCCAACGCGGATTGACGTAGTCGGCATGGTAGTAAATTGCATCAGTTAGTGACTCTAGTCGGAAGTTCTCCAACAAGACTTTACGAGCAGCTGCAGCTGCTTCCTCCCACTCGCCACGATGGACGGGTCGGACTTGGTGTGTACGTTCGCAGAACCATGAGAACTGACATACGACCTTAGACTGGAATGCAGTCTTTTGATATACGACACCACAGATATCGGAAGGGAATGATTTGTGGTTTGAACGGTTGAGTGTGACCTGAGCCACTGCAACTTTACCTTCGAATGGCTCTCCGGCCGCTTCCCAGTAAATGTTCTTTGTCAGGCAGTCCAGATCGCGTGTACGCACATCTGCTGTAACTTCTGATGGGGTGAATTGATTGGTTAAGACAACTTTGCGATCAATTGCTGTACCGATACCGATGATACAACACACAAATGCGACAATCATGACAGTAGCAATAAACAACTTATCAGCATGTCGGTGGATTCGATTGATTAATTCCATTTAGATACCTCCTTTTGGAATTGGGGGTGGGGTAACGGCGAATGACATTCGCACCCCACGCTCGTGGCCTCTATACAGAGGAAGAGTCTGAAAGACCCTACGGACGGCTACTGCTGTAGCCATATTTTTAAGTTCGTAGGGTTATTTAGCGATACGGAAACCTGGAGGATCAGAATCCTGCGTGCATTCCGCGGAACGCAAGCGGCTGACCAGGTTTGTAATCGTGCTCGAAGTAGTCTGCAATCAGCTCAAACCGGAGTGCAGAATCCACCTCACCGGCCGACTCACACTTCTGTTGGACTGATCGTAGGTACTTAACTAGCTGGCCAGGACGAATGCCCTCAGCTGTGAAAGAAGGCTTCTGCATTCCGCGTGGTTTGTATAACGTCATAATGATAATCTCCTTAATCGACTATTATAACACAGACCAACGATTAAGCCAACTCAGCCATCTCGACAGCCGTCTCGAGCGCTTTGATTTTCAGGTTCTTGTTTGCACCGAACCAAGCCGATTGCAGACGGGAATCCGCTGTACGGCCAATCTCGTGGTCTGTCAAATACGTAACAGCATTGAATGCTTGCCACCAGCTGCCTTCGGCAAACTGAGCGCCAGGTTGCGTGCCAACAATCTCCAAAGCTCGAGTAGCACTTTTAGACAAGTCTTTACGTTGAGGACCCTTCTCCTTATTGTAAGCAAGGACAGGGAAGATACGATTGAAGTATTCCTTCAAGTTTGTATCATTATAGCGTTTGGAACCGAGGAACTGAGCCATCTCTTTGTACTTGGCTAATTTGTGGGTAGCGATTCCCAATTGTTCCTTAACTTGTGCTGCATTAAATTCAGTACGGTGACTCTTCTTGACCATACGATCAGCTTTTTCCGATAATGACAGGGTCAGAGTGTTATTACACACAACTCGGATTGGAGTGAAACGTACGTCGATTGACTGCCCGAACTTGTGTGGGTTAGTGAATAGCAAATAGGAGTCAACTTGGTCACCTTTGAATAGCTCGAAAGACTCTTTGATCTTTGCAAGTACCCAAACGATCTGACCGTCGCGCAGTGAGCCTGCGGTATGCATTTCCATGTCGCCTGCAGCACAGTACTCATGGAAGAATTCGAACGCTTCGTGGTTCTGAACGGGGTTCCAGTCATTAGACACAACTGATAAAATTGACTCGTCTGTATTACGAACCAACGCAGACCAACCGACCGATGTCTGCTTGCCGCCAACATTAGCGAATGCTGGAACCTTTTCAACTGACCAATCCAATCCCGCTTTTTCTAGCATCTGTGCAGGCGACAGATCAGCAGGAACATGGACACCCAAACCGTGCCAAGGAGTTTCACCAGCATACGCCATCGTCTCGACTAAGTGAGCCATTTTATAACCTCGTGTTTGTTGAAAGAACCTCTATTATAAGGCGTTTCTGACAAACAGTCAACTAACTAGGACTTCCCACAAATAGCAACTATTGCTTTCGTCCCAATCAACATCGGTAATTGACACTTTGGATCCAAAGTATGTAAGCAACGAACTGGCGCCTTGGAGTAGCTCGGGTTTTGATAGCGTGGTGACGAGATCGTCCCTCCAGCATTCCCATAACGCGGCTCTAGTGCCATCGTCCACATCGGGGACGAGGCGATCGAACTGACGATCAGATACAATATCTACATTCATTGAGTTTCCTTTAGATGAAAATATTTGTACATCTTGACGAAGTAAGCGAATTGGATAGGACAGTGGTCAAGATCAGGGAGTTTGTCTCCGTAGATCTCAACCATCTGCTCATACATCTGTTCGGGCGTCATACTTCAAAGTACTTCAGAACAAAATCATCAGCGCATTGCTCATACTTGTCGTAACCACGTGGATTACAAACCACCCTACAT